TGAGTGTGTTGCATGTCGGGCTCGAGTCTGTTGAGTTTGTTTGTGGTATGTCATCTGTAAGCGTAATGCAAGACAGACCCCTGAAGAGCCCCCCGTCCGTTGCCATCACTGGACTCCCTATTCAATTCCTTTACACACTGCGCTTCGACGCTTTGCCAATCCTTTTCGTGTTGCAAGTTTTGGACGCGCCGATCTAACCAAGTTCCCTTGGATTAGCCCCGTCACTTGCGAAGGTGATACGGCCTTGAGACTTGCCAGTTGTAAAGGGTTTACTTTCTATCAGACCTAACCATTAGAGCTGCACATAGGATCGTGAGAGCAAGCACAAGCCACACTGGGCGACTCATTTGTCTGGTCCTAGCAGTGTGCGTGCCAATGCCAACTCGACTTTGAGTTCTTCTATTAGGCGTTTCAAGTAGTCACGCTCTCGCGCTAAGGCTTGGCAGTGGTCGTGCAATCGGTCGTATTCTTCGCTTGGGTTTCTCATAGTTTCATCCTGTCAATCAGCACTCGACACTGTCCCGATGACAATGTTTCCACAACTACATCGTCTACGCCAAGAGTCTTGTGAATGAACTCAAGCAGCTGGAAGTCATCCCATGCTTTACCTCGAGCAAGCGACTTTAAGAAGCCGATCTGTTTAGGTGTTGCACCGCCAAAGGTGTCAGGTGCAGGCGTGCTATTCACGCGATTCACTTTCTCCATCTCTGTACTTGATGCGCGCTCTCCAGTGTGACCAAGTGGACCGTTACTGATCGCGCGTCCGATCGCAGATGTTTCGCAGTTCTCTAGAAACGATGTTTTGTTTACTGGGGAATTACCCATGACTTCTTCTGCCCAGCCATGCGCAATAATGCGTCCTTCGTTGTCGTATGTCTCGCATCGGAAGATCACCGTAGAAGCGTCGTAGTGCATCATGGTCGTGATGACTTGTCCGTGTGGGTAGGCAGTCCAAAAGCGCTCAAGGCGCTGTGCAACGGTCTCATAAAGCGATAGGTCAAAGTGTGCCATCAGAGAGCCTTCTTTGCAGTTCTTTTTTTACCAGTGCAATAGAAATTGGCGTGCATAATAATTTCTTCTACCGTGTCTCCGTTGTAGAAAGTCGCTGGATGATTTGTCTTTCCACAATCTTCACAGACTCCGTAAAGGTCTATGCGTTCTTGTTCTTCTCTGTCCCATTCTTCGTGCATTTGTTTTATTTCTAGTGCCGTCATTGGAGCATATTTCTTAGCCATTAGCGCGCCTTCCATACGATCGCCATGTTGCCTGCAAGCGTCGGACGCTCAAGGTCTGTGGCGTAGACAAACTTGTCTTTGACTAGTGAGCCCCGGGTAGGTCTGACAGTGTTGCCAGAGATGCCCAGTGCGCGCTCAATCTCTTCATCTGTAGCTCCGCCTGTCTGCTTGAGATACTCGTAGACGCGCCTACGCTTTGAGCCTGACTTTGGTAATGCGTTTAGAGCTGCGATTACAGATGTCGGTTTTGCGCTCGGTGAGATGATGACAGTGTTTCGGTCTATTGCACATTCTTCTCGGTATTGCCCAAGTCCGCGTGTAGGTGCAAAGAGTTGTAGGTCGTTCATTTGATTGGCTTCACTTTCTTGCATGCTTTTAAGTCTGGGTGACTCCAAAGGATCTTGGTCGGGTTAGTTGCGTGCGGTGTACCGTGCATTTCTAGTCCACACTTCTTACATACTATTTTGTGCATGTCAAGATCACATTGATCGCGGCTCGAAGCACTGACGCATTAAAGCGCGCCTGCTCCCCACCTGCTTCCATGCTTGCTTCGTACATGATCACTAACTCATCAAGAAGGATGTCGTGAGTGTGTTTTGGTGCAGGTACATGATTAGGACGAAAGATGTCGTCTACAAATTGCATGAAAACTTTGTTGTATTTGTCGCTGTAAGTTTCGGGATACATTCGTCGGGTCTCCTCTGTGATTCCTGTTTCGGGATATTGCTCTTCGGTCACTTCGGAAGATTCCAAGGCGACCAATTAGAATTATGCCACACTGCGAGAGCTGCGATGAGGTTTACCTTTGGGTCAAACAATTCGTCGCACACTGTCAAGATTCCTTTCGCTTGTAGCCAGCCTTGAGGCCAGTATGCCGAAGGGGTGCACCAGAATCCGTTGATCTGCATATATCCGTAAGAGCCGCCTGCGGTGTCTCGAGGATTGAAAGCGTCTGGAGTGCAATTTGACTCGCGTTTAAGTACGCGCATCAGGGTCGGTGTTTCGGTTGCAGGCCAGCCAACACTCAAAGCAAGATTGAGAGCTCCAGCGCACGCGGTCACTGGGGTCGTGCTTGAGGTCGTGGTCGGTAGCGGTGCTAGTGGAATCGTGGCGTAGGCAGTCTGGGCACTGACTTGAGACATGCCTTCAGGCGCTTCAGAAGCGTCCCAGAGGAGCACAAATGAGGCAAGTGCACAGATAGCCCATGCGGAGACTTTGAGGAATACTGGGGTCATTGTTGGAAGTCCAATTCTGTAGGTACGCCCCATGAGTCGCCAGCCAAAGTTCGGAAGGCGATTTGGGCGCGGATGATTTTGTGGGTGTCTTCGTGTCGAAAGATCTGGACGAGGATTTCTTGTCCGTTATCTAAATTGCATCGCCCAACTTCGTAGATGAAAACTTTGGGCTCGGTCATGTTTTGTACTCCTATCGTCGGTACTTCGACCATAGAGGATCAGTGTGCGCTATTGGGGGATTTCGGCGAACACTCTCTGAAAGGCTTGTTTAACAAGGGCTGGAGAGTCTGCCATGGCAGGCGAAATTTCTACATGCAGCCAGTCTCCGCCAGGTGCACCGTGAATCTCGGGTTTGCTGTATGACTTCCAAGCTTGTCGATCGCAGCGGTATCCGCGTCCGAACTTTTGTGGAAAGTAATCAAGTACGCATTCAACTCCGAGTGCGTTTGCGTTGGCGATGACAATGTTTAGGAAGGCGACTGCACCTTTGCGATTTGCTGTTGGGTGTTGTTCGGTTTTGCGATATGAAAGATCCACTGCGCGCCCTGTCGCATGCACTGACAGATTCTCGGATCCGCGCATGTTGCGAACTCCCCAAGATCCGTTGTTCCAGATTGCTCCGTCGGCGTATTTAACTGCTTGTCGGATCCATTCGTCCATGCCTGCTCGAGGTGCAGCTGCGGCTCCGTCCGAGTTTCCTGTGTACGGTCTCGAGTTAGGGATTTTAGGTAGTGCTGGAATCACGCTCATAATGCTGGAGGGTCTTTAGGTCGGTCTTTGAGACCGTTGCCTGCCAGTAAGCCTATGAGCCCACCTGCAAGAGTCATGAGCATCGGCGACAAGACTCCCCATGCTTCGGCGTCATTTGGGCTTTGCTCTGTAGGTTGCACAACAAAGAGAAGTCCAAAGATGAGTGATGCGATTGCCATGACGAACGATGCAGTCAGTCCGATTCCTACGATGAGGATTAATCGAGCTTTGATCTGTTCGTTGCTTAAGCGGTTGTCTGGGTTCACTGGCAACGCCTTTCTAGTATTCCGTTGGATTTAGTGGTGTTGCAGTTTTCGCGGTAACGGTCTGCACAAGCGGTCACGACGAACGCAAGCACAAAACTAGCCAGCAGGGTTAGGAGGGTACGGGTTCGCATCTTTTACCGCTTGCACTGCTGCTTCCCATGCGGCTTGGGTGTTTGTGCCGCGTTGCCACTCAAAGAACAGCCCATCTGACTGTGCTTCGTATTGTGTGCGGCGTGTTGTTTCTACAATTGCTACTTGGTTGTTGTAGTCCACTTGTGGCCATGCTGCGTCTAGTTCGGCTTGGGTTGGTGCTGTGCCTGCACTAAGCCATTCAAGTGTGTCGTAGTCGTTGTTGTTTAGTGTCCATTGTTTGCCAGGATAGTTTGTTGTCAAAACTGCTGCGTAGTCGGTCATGGGGTCACTTCCATCACTGTAATAGTGGATACTGTGCGGTTAGTTGTTGCCGCGTCTGAGTCGCCGTTGTTTCTGTTCACATAGCCCGTACCTGACGCGTTAACCATTATTTGTAATTTGTAGGTAGTAGCGCTAGTTGTTGCTGGGCTGTCCAAAAAGTTCATGGCGGCTGTTTGTGATAGGCCGCCGTTTGGGTATGCGCCAGCGGTAGATCTAATTCGACTGCCTGCCGTGTCGCCGATAGCGATTGCGGTTGAGTCGCGCATAAGGCGCGCAAACACTGCGTAACTACTTCCATCGCTTGCCAAGTTTGCTGTGACCATTACCAAGATTTTGTTGGTTGCGCTAGTAGGTGTAATTGAAATAGATAGCCCTGTGACATCAACAAAACTTGTAGAAGCGGTGCTAAAAGTGTCACTTTTGAAGACATTTTTTATCTGCACTACCGCAGAACTTGGGTTAGTTGCCGCAAAAGTGAAGTTGGCATTAAGCGACGCTGCGGTAAGCACTTCTCCAGCGGTGTAAGTCGTTAGTGGCATGTTTCTATCCTAAGACATTTTCTTCGTC